TCCAATTAAAACTTTATATTCGGACAATTTTCCGCAGGCAACTGACGATGGATCTACAATATCAATTAGTCTTCGTGATTTTTATTTTTATTTTGAATCTCAAACAGCACCAAGGATGCTTTTGACTGACGTATCTTTAAGTTTTGCAATATCAACATTATTAGATTCTGTAGGATTTTCAAATTATACATTTAAAAGAATTGGATTAGAAAAAGATCCAATTATCCCTTATTTTTTTATTGCACCAGATCAGAGTTTGGCTCAGGTTTTAAATGAGTTAGCAGTGTCAACTCAGACTGCAATGTTTTTTGATGAATATAATAATTTTACTATCATGAGCAAAAATTATATAATGCCAGAGGCTGGAGAAAGAGAGTCATCATTTACTTTAGTTGGCACAAATAACCAACAAGAATTAAAAGGCATAATGAATAATCAAGAAAATTTAGATGTAATCAAAAACAAACCATTGTCTTCAGACCTGCCAAATATTATTTCTATATCTTCACAAGATAAAAAAATATATAATGATGGAAAAATTAACTATACCTCAAGATATATACAAAGATCTTATGGGTCAATTAAACAAAGCACTTTAGTAGACAAAGAAAAAACCTGGATCTATAAACCATCATTGTTATGGGAAGCATCTGGAGAAGATGTATTAAAAACAATAAACTCCCAAGTAGACAAACAATCAAGTTTTGTTTTAGGTGCGGTCCCCATTAATTCTGATTTACCAATATCTATTCCTTCAGTATCTAATGGATTTATTATTGATAATACCGTTGATTTAGGAGAAAATGTTTATTGGTTAACCAAATATAAAGGATATTTTTATTCTAGCGGGGAGGTTATAAGATATGACGCTGTTCAATTTAACATAACAGGAATTGGTAATATCTGGATATCAAACAATCAGGAGTATCAGGAATATATGGGATCGCTTCCGTTTAATGGAAAAATATATCCAACAGGATTAATTAGAATTTTAGCAAACCCCTACTACGAAACAATTGATGGCGACACAAAAATAAAAAATGGTCCAGTTTTTGAACATGGAAGAGGACAGTTTGGAACATTGGTTGCCAGCCATACAGCAGGCATATCAAACAATTGGACAGAAGACACATACCTTCGTGGTTGCAATATGAAGTCTAATTATTTATTTACAACTAGTCCAGAAATTGAATACCCTATAGATCTTACAGTTGGTGCTGCTGGAGTTAATAATACGCTGGCTAAAAAATGTTCAAGAACTGGCATAATTAAAAACTTTATGACAAGCAATTACTTAACCGAAACAGAATTAAATAGTTTGCAATCAACTCAAACTGGAACAATTCAATCATCGGCATTAGTAATGTCTGGCCCATCTTTTAGTTCTACAGATACTCCAGTTGATTTTATATCTTATGTATATAAACCGTTAGATAGTTCTTACAAACATTTTGGAACTAGAATGAGAATTGTTGGTAGCGTAAATACAAGCGAAGATAGACTTCAGACTCCAATCGGAAGCACAACATATTACCAAGTGCCAACAACACAACCAAACCAAAGTACAAACATTGGTGGTGGTTCTGGTGGCTTAGGAATTATGATTAACCCAGAAACAAACAATGGATATTATTTTGAGATAATTGCGTTATCAGAAAAAAATATTGAATCATACTTAAAGATTAAGTCTGATGGTTCATCTGAAAATAATATTTCAAATATCGTTTTTTATAAAATTAAAAAAGACAGTGCTGGCAATGCTATTCCAATAAAACTTTGGTCAGGACTAACTAATATTTTAGTAGATGATGGTAAATTTACTGGTCAATACAGAATGTCTGGAGAAGAAAACCCGACAGTTTATGATTTAGCAGTAGAGTATTCTAATGTTGGAACAACAAGAAAATTTTATTTATATATTAATAACAAACTAATTGGCATAGTTGATGACACAGATCCACTTCCGGTGTATAACAATGTTTCTCTTTTTGTTAGAGGATCATCAAAATGTATGTTTGAAAATATTTATGCTTTAAACGAAAACTATTCTCAAAACACAGTTTTTAATGTTGCTGACTCTATATCTTCTGTGTTTGGAGCAAATGAAATTAATGCAAACTCAGCATTAAGAAAATATGCAATGAGTGGGGTTGTTCAATCTACATATTTAGAGGGTATATCTAGTTTGCAGCCACCAAAATACAACATGTATTATGATGAGTTTGGTTCTATTTTTAGAGAAGTTGCATACTTTAATGTTAAATATGATAAAGCCTATCCAGCGCTATATGCAAAAATATCTCCAACACCAAACACAACAAAGGGATATGTTGTTTCTGGATTTCAGGCAGACTCTTACGGAGCAGAATTTTTAGTATTTAATGCAACAGATTCTGCACTTAATTTAGATGAAACTGGCGGAAACTATTTAAAAATTCAAGGAATAACATTTACACAAGATACTACATATACCGTATCCGTAGATGATTATTTTAATAAAAAATCAAATTTTGCTGAATTGGATAATTTAGATAATAATACAATTAGATCTAATCTGGTAAGCATTCAAGATTACAACTATATAAAACAAAGTAGATTAAATCATGGTATTAGTAGTTTTACTTTAGAGACTCCATATATTCAAACATTGTCCGATGCTGAAAATATTTTAGGATGGATTGTTAAAAAATCAATGAAACCTAAAAAACTTGTCGGAGCACAAATATTTTCTTTACCAATACTTCAATTAGGGGATCTTGTACAAATTGACTATAATAAAGATGGAGTAGATTTAATCTGCAGTCCAGCCAAACAGTTTGTTATTTATAACATGGACTATCAGAGAAATTCAAACGGACCAAGCATGACAGTATATTTGGCGGAGGTGTAAAATGCCAGGAGAAAATTCAGGTCATGGCAAAACCATTGATTCAGAAACTAGAAGAGAAAACAATCGTGCTCAGATTGCTAGGGATTTGGCTTACCAAAATTCAATGGATTCAGAAACCAGAAGAGAAAATAACCGTGCTCAAGTTGCTAAAGATTTAGCGGGTTGGAGACAAGAAGAACAAAAGCAAAAAGAAACCCCCAAGTCACAAACTATAAATAAAGAGCGGGTTACTTATAGAGAAGGAGAAAGAGAAGATCCACCTAAGAAAGTTCCAGAACCAATATTTAATCCTATTCCATTTTCAGGATCTCCTGAAGTTATTTTTACGCCAACTGTTGCAGCAATTCCAGTAACACTGCCACCCCCTCCTCCACCGCCAGCCACTACTTATAAAGTAAAAGTTGCCACCCCAGAAATAATTTTATTTGATGATGAAACTTTGCCTATAGAAACATTAACAGATATCTTATTTGAAGATATAGGCGGTCAAGAACTCTTATCTATGTCTAGGCATGACATAGTCAGTGGCAACTATATTCCAAACCAATTAATTAAAAATCTTACATCCTTAAATCAGGAATTTTCTTCAAAACGTTTGCTAAGCCTTCAAAATACCTCAGACAAATATTTTTCTAATTTTGGTATTAAATTAGAGAATAAGATACCATTTGTTGGTAACGGTCTAAACGGAGAAAATATATACCTAGATGAATCTCAAAATGTTATTATTGAGTTAGTTAATTTAGATATAGATGAGCAGGTAGAAGTTCAATTAAGCATAGGTGGTACAATGTATACTATAATGCTTGGAGTAGTGGAATCATGATAACTAATACTGGGAAGTATATTATTGCAAAGTACTTGCTTGGTCAAACCCCAGCCTATGCCTCTTATATGGCCCTGGGATGCGGTGCTAAGCCTTTAGACACATCCGATACACCTTTGGACTACTCCGCAAAACAAAATTTAGATTTTGAAATGTTTCGTATACCAATAAGTTCTAGGGGGTATATTGTAGAAGACGGTCAATCAAAACTAGTACTAACCGCAGAACTGCCAACGGAAGAAAGATATGAAATTTCTGAAGTGGCTATATATTCTGCTGGATCAAACCCGTACGCTGCATCATATGACAGTCGAACTATTTTAACATTTACTCAGGGAGAAAATTGGCAACATATATCCCCAAGTGCTACTACGGATATTTTAAGAATTACTCAGCCATTAGACGGATCATTGTCAGATAATATTATTGAAACTACGTCAAAAGTTTTCGAAACCAATGCAGACAATAAAATATTTTACAATACAAACAGAGCAGCACGATATGAGCGCTGCCGATATTATAACAATATTATTGCCTTGCGTGGAGATTCCTCTACAATGACAACTTCTGGCGAACATTTAGTTGTAGCAACAGGTCCAGAATATATTAG